GCGGATCCCCGTACTTACGATGTCTGCGGCTGCCCTTCTGTCAAGGCTATCATGGCAGTCAATAGAAGCTGAGCGCTGCGACACGCGATTATTGATAAATACTTTATAACGATTTGATAACGATTTCACGAGTACCTATTTATACGCGCATTATTGAGCAGCCTTTTATTCCTAGCCATATCTCTTTTAGCCTCACGAGCTAATCGGGCCAAATCTGATTTCTCTAGGTGATCATCTGGGTTCTCATCTTTGCGCCTAATAGCTGCCCCCGGTGTTGATCTTAACTGTTTCATTTTAATCTCCCTTTATAACGAAATGTTATAATTGACTAGAGGCCTTTGATCTCAACTCTACGCCCACAACCCCACAGCCCCGGCATTGGACTAACACTTCTGCCGCATCTGCGCCTAAATCACTAAAGACTGTGTGATTTTGCACCTTCTTTTCCACCCTACATATAAACCTTAATGTCTCCACTAGCCCTCCTTTTATAGGTCTCTACATCCGCCAGAGCTGATTGTGGCATCCACCAATTACCCTGCTCTGGGTGCTTAAAGTGATTAGTACGGGCTATGAGGATAGGAATATAACCTGCCAGCCTGTAGGTAGAGAGCTCTCCAACTACTAGCCATGCGATATCGGTTTGGCGATCATTAGAGCTAACAATTAACGAGCCCTTTTGGTGCTTAGTGTGCTTGACCTCATGGATTAGCCCAACATCTGCTTTATCTTTATAAGTTTGGTGTTCGTATTTATAAGGTATTTCTAGGAACCTAGCCACTAGCATCTCTGAGATGAAAGCTTCAGCCTGTTTTACCCTAGCCTCATCTGGTAAGTATGTTTTGTAATTACCGCTGTGGACTGCCCCGGTCTTTAGGTTATAGGCCATTCTGACGATCGCAGCATCCATAGCCGCCTCGTATTCGCCTTTGGTAATGTTATAGATCATGGCTTAGCCGAACATGTACCGCACTTAAATAAGTGATTTAGTCCATCTGCCCCGTCATAGCGGCCTTCTGCTTTGTGAGCCCAATGTTGGCAGTAGTCACACCAATCCATCATGCCTAGATTTTGCTGCTCTTTGATGACTGTTCCATCTGTTGTAATCGTAACCGTTTCATTTGTCTCAAGATTAGTAAATGATATTTCGCCCATTATTTGCTCACCTTGCCCCGAGCGATCGCGGCCGCATCACCGTAAATCATCCCGAGATCATTATGATGATACGAAACCGCTAAAATCTCTTGGGCTATCTTTTGACGGATAATTTTTAAGTTAGGCGCTTCCATATCTTGGAAATGTTCCCAACATACCCATGTGTCTTTGTTAGATACTGCTATACACAGTTCCCCATCCTCATCGCATCGCATTCCGCTATCGGTAATAGCGCACTCTCTTATCATTTTGCGCGCCATGTTCCGTTTGTTAAAGATTTGACATGCCACACCATCTCGCACTGATCCGCTTCATCTCTAGCGCTGCATTTGTAGCCACGATATGGCTCGTTAGTTTTTTTAGATATGCCTTCTATCATTATGCGCGCGCCATGTTTGCAAGCAGGTCCAGCCACTTCTGCATCTGGCTTGCTATTCCATAGGTCAGTAACTTCTGTATCTATATTTGACATTACTTCTTTTGTTGCTTTGTCGCTGCCGCCAAGTATTAAGGCCATTACACGCATAAGCGCTGATGTGCAAGTGTCCTCTACCAGCCAGCGCTTCATTTTCTCGCTATATGCAGCCAAATATCCGTAGGCATAATCTACCCCAGCGGGATGGATTTCGTTTTGATTGCGCCAGCCTTTTGCTTGCACTAGCACATAACCTTTTTCTGCGTTAAATTCAACGATCTGGCACTCAAGCCGTCCTTCTGGAAATGTGCTAATCCAGCGATTTGTCCGATCTTTGTTACCTTCGTAATCATCCATGAAGGCCATCATTTGCCCCGGTCTGTGCGAGCGCCAATTTTCATGCCAGCACTACGCCCACGCATGTAAGCCGTTTGCCCGCCAGCCTTAACTCCTAGCGTATAAAACACACCGCCCCAGCCGACTGTCCATATCATTACATAAACTATTATTTCTCCAGTACTCATTTACTTCTCCCTTATTACCAGTGAGCCCTTACTCACTTATTAAAGGTTAAAGCCTAGGACTGACATTTGGCAATAAGACACGACTACATTGCAAGATAAATCTGATCTACGCGGGTTTCAATTCTTGCCTGAGACTCCTCTAACCTGCGTAATCTGCCCTCCATATTGTGCCCGCCATTATTATCTGGCACTAGCTGGGCCAAATAACTAGAAACTAGCCAGCGCACAGTTAGGGCAAAGGAGCCGCAGATTGAGATTATTCCTACCATGAGGCCTACCCAGGCATTAGCGCTCATTTTTCTATCCTTCTGCTGCTGTTGTATTAAACACCACTGCAACTTCGCCACCTTGCTCGAATTGGTCCCACGCCAGTATTTCATAGCCGCCATTAGCCGACTGTGTCCATTGCGTGCCGCCCGCATCCCAGTTAGCAGTAATAAAGGTAGGTGACTCCCAGCCTTTGTCAACATACACGCCCGCTTCTGGGCCCGCACTTATGCCACCTTGCATATACCAGACATCATCGGTAATAAAAAAGCGCAGAGAGTTTGCGTTATTCGGATCAGTTAATTGACCTGATTGCCACACTGCCCCGGCCTCTATTATTGTAAGCATGCCTAGCGAATTATTGACTACCTCTATTTTATAGCCTGTGTTGTTGGTGATCTTTATACTTAGCGCCCAACTCATTTAGCACCAACTCCGTACTCACTTTGCTTAGGGTCTACCGCTTTTAATATCGGCCCCAGTAGGCCTGCAATAAAGGCATTTGCTAACACTTTTGGCTCAGTAACTCCCGCCATTATTAGGGCTACGACTGCCGCTACTGCAGCTCTTAGGTATGACTTGCCTGCGCTGATTAGTTTAGTTTTCATTTATTAGCCTCCACTTGTTTAATGAGTCCTAGCTTTAGGCATAAAGCAAAGGCTTTAGCCTGACTGAGCATGATCTCGAAATGCATTTCGTCCTTGCGTACATAATCCCCGCCCCATCGTAGGCCATACTTCTTAGCCAGCGCTCTAATCATTGGCACATTAGTTGGCTCAAATGTTCCAGCCTTGCCTAGTGGGTGCTTAGTCGCGTTTAGATCAATGGCGCTGCCACTGGCATGGTTGCTCAGTTTGTCAGTGCTGCCGCGTATCATCCTAAATGAGTAGGCCCAGTCATCAAATACACCTTCATCTATTGGCTCTATTAACTTATGAAACTCACTTGCAAAGCCCGCTAGTAAAGGCCCGGCATATTTGGCACATCTAATACTGCGCTCTGTTCCCTTAATTTTATACGGAGTCACCGCTATGAGTTTTTGATCATCACTAGCAGGCCAGCCGTTAGATGAGTTCATTGACTACCCACGCTAGAGTTGGCTCATCCCACGAATACATCTTGCCATCTTCAGGCATTGGAATTGGTGCATTCCAAAATGAACCACTCCTTACCCAAGAAGGATAAGGCTGCGGCGCGATAAAAATGTCCTCGGCTGAATTGTATTCATAGCCAATACCTGCATAGGTTCCGCGTATGTTGTTATTGTATGAAGTCCGTTTGCAGACTTGAACCCTAAAGTTTCCATACCAAGTTTCAGGCAATAAGCCTTCGATTAGTTCGGTTTCATCTATGCCGACTATTACCTCTGTAACAATGTTATTTTCATCTAGGAATGCGTAATGCGCCATTATGCCCAACTCACATTTCCAGTACCAGCGGTAATTGTTGCCCGCTTGAACCCGCCGCTTGCGGATGACTCTGTACCTGTTAAACCTGCGCCAAAAGTTATTGTTCTAGTGTCGGGATAGCGCAGGATTACTACACCTGAGCCACCTGCTGCACCATTACCAGTATTTGCACCACCACCACCTGCACCACCACCAGTATTTATTGTGCCAGCCGACCCGTTAGCACCAGTATTACCACCTGTTCCACCACCACCTGCACCAGCGGTTCCACCACCATCGGTGTCACCACCTCCACCGCCGCCGCCTGCTCTTGTAACAGACGTTCCTGTTATTGCTGAGGCGTTTCCTGAACCACCATTACCACCTCGCGCATTACCCGTTGTATTAGCACCAGCCGCCGCAGCACCACCACCACCACCACCGTTAGACCCATTGGTAGCGGTGCCAACGCCACCAGAATTACCTTCACCCGAAGTTCCTGTTCCAGCGGTATTAGTTCTATGAGCGCCAGCACCTGAACCACCATTACCACCAGCACCCGTAGAACCACCACCACCACCTAATGAAGATTTGGTAGAAAATGTAGAACCTGAACCCGAATTCGAACCACCACTCGCGCCACCTGCGCCAACAGTTACAGTAAAATTAGTTGCTAATGCACAAGTTAGAGCAGTTTCTAAACTTCCACCACCACCTGTTGCGCCGACAGTTGAACGCAAACCACCAGCCCCACCGCCACCTGCACCATTAGCGCCTGTTCCACCACCACCAGCAAGGACAAGGTAGTCAACGGTAAAACCCCGCGGCCTGTTTTGGCTAGCAATAATTCCAAGTATCGGCATTAGGAAATGTCTCCAATTACTGTAAAGACTCCAGCCGCTGTGCAGATAATTGTTGCGGCAGAAAATCTTGCGCGAAGGATTGGCGCATTTCCTAGAGTTCCTGTACCTGTTGAGGTAATAGTCACCGCTGCCCCTGAAATTGTGGTGAGTCCTACGCCTATTGATTGCACATTTATAGACTCACCTGCTGTAAATACGCCTGTGGGAATTGTAACGGTGACCGCTGAGCCGTTGGAAGTTGTTACCAATTTGTATTTGTCGGCTGCCACCAGCGTGTAAGTAGTGCCAGTTTGTGCGTTAAATGCCAGAGCATCTAAAGCGTTCATCTGCGCGGCAGTTAATACATCACCGCTTATAAATGTAACTGCTGCCATTATATTCTCCTCTAGTAACTCAGCGAGCTAACATTTAGCAGGCCGTAATCAACATTATTTAATATAAACGCATCTAAAATTGGCTCTAATGTAGTAAAGGTTACTCTCCATTTATTCGGGGCTATATCCATAGCCACGCCAAATATTTGTAATGTTTTAACAAGGCTAGTGGCCCCTGGCTGAGTAGTTGTTATCGTAATTGGGTCAAAGAAATCAAGATCAAGCGCTGCAACTATGCCAGCCGCGTAATCATTGGTATAAAGGTCAAGGAGTAGGGCATCGCATCGCACGCTAGTCTGTGCCCTACTTGCCACATAGGTACGGCCGTAATCTAGAGCTGCGGCATCTGTCTGCATAAGTAGCCCGGTCTGGGTGTAGGAGTGTAGGAAGTATTTAGCGATTGAGTCAGCGTTACTGGCCTGCTGAAGGCTGCCGCCTGTGCGGGTTATGTTGGCTTGATTATAAATAAGTACATCGTTTAATATCCAGGCGGCATCAAAGTAATTTATACCTCCGCCCGCATCTGAGAATACTGTGGGAGTTGCCCCGATTGTAGAGGCAGCAGCAGCTCTGTCCTGAAATACAAAGGAGCCTGCGGCATCCACATAGAAGGCCCCATATTCGCTAAGTGCCACAGTCTGACACGCAGCTAGTGAAGTTCTAGGTGTGCCGGGGTCTGCCTGCATAGTGGTCTGGCCAGCATCTATATCTCTCATACTAGAAGGCCAAGAGATCTGGTCCAATATGTTATTTATTCGCGCCCCTGATAATTGGCCTGCGCTAGTTCCTGCCACGCTAGTTACCTGCGCTAATTGTAATAATCTAAAGGCATCTACTGCCGTAATAGTTGTATAGGTAACTGTTGTCGTGGCTTCCTGTGGCGTTACTGTTTGGTAGCCAGTAATAAATCCAGAGAATATAGGGTAGGTAATGCCGTTATCTGTTGCAGTAATTTGTAATTTACGCATAGGCTCAAGTAGGCCAAAGTAAGGCCCGGCAGAATTAAGCGGGTTAAAATCTCCATTTTGATCTATCAAGCGCAAGCTACAGGTTCCAGTGTTAAATTGGTCCGCTTCAGCGTTGCGGCCTCTTCTAGTTATTATTCCATCAACTTGATTAGAGACATCAACTATTAAGCCAGCGCTATCTGCTAAAACATTTGTGCCTAATATGCCCTGATCTAAAATCATGGCTTGAGCAAATGATGGCCCAGTTGAGAAGTTAATAAATGCATTAACTGTTGGCACTGGCATTATGGCAGCGCTCCAGCGTATGAGGTGTTATTCCCAAACCTGTTTGCATTTTGGATAGCCTTTAGCACTATCTCATTTATATATTCAGCCCCGCCCAATGGGTTATTTATTGTCACATTATTTGTCTGGCCAGTGTTACCGCCAGCTTGTCCAAATGGTGTTCCCGTAAATCCTGATGATGGAGCGCTAGCCATCTGATCTAAAATACTTTGTGCAAAGGCATCCCTGTCCTCTGACCTCTGTAGCGCTTTTGTGGCCTCAGCTAGTGCTTGCTCTGCCTCAACGAATACAGCTTGCGCTAATACTGGGTCTGCAATTCCTGTGGCTTGATCTACTGCCCTTGCAGCAAATTGTCCTATAGGTACGCCGCCAATACTTCCTAATCTGGCTGCCGCCTCTGCTGCTGCATCTGCTAATTTTTTAACCTCACTGGCTGCCATTAAATTGGCAAGCATCGTGGCTTTGTTGGTGATATCTAACTCAGCTAATCTGGCTCTGGCTGCGTTGGCATCCTCATCCATAATGGCTAAGAGTCCACGAATACGGGCTCGCTCGGCATCTGTCTTAGCATTTTCTAAGGCGCGGGTTAAGTTAATGCGCTCAATGTCAAATTGCTCTTTTAGCTTATCTAGTTCGCTGGCCTTCTTTTTAGCTGCTAGTTCGGCGGCGGATAACTTGCCCTTTTCCTTTTCCACAATGTTGGATTTTTTAAGTGTTGCAATTAGTTTGGCACGCTCTGCCGCTTCAGGTGTAAATAAATTGGCCGTAGTGCTAAATGCTACGCCTTTGCCTGTGTTATCTGGCCTTGAGGATTTGCCTAGATTTTGTAATAAACTTAATCCGCTGAAACGATTAGCATCTGATAAAGGATTTAACAATTCGCCTAATGGGCCTGCCGCTTTTAATATCTTTGCGAATCCTAAGGTTACATCTGATGTAGCGATTGCAAAGCTTTCCATGTCCTTTGTGGCTTGTTCTATGCCATTAGCCCCGCCTAGTAAAGCAATACTATCTAGCAGGCCTTTACCAATTATTTCTTTAGCGCCTTCAGTGGCAACTGTTAGCGCATCCATTTGTCCGGCATAGGTCTTGGTAGCTGCTAACGCTTGCCCGCTAAATTTGGCAGTTAGTGCAGCCATGATTTTATCCATGTCCCCAGTTGCCAAAGTAGCCTTATCTAGTCCAGCGCCTAATCTACTGAGCGCGGTTGTCTGGCCGCCATATGCTTTAGCCAGCGCCATTGTTACTGCGCCTAAATCTTTACCAGTTCCTTTAGATATATTAAGCGCCAGCTCTAAACCTGTTTGGGCTTTACTTAGTGAGCCAGTGGCATTTATTAAGGTAGTAAATGCAGGCCTTAGCTCATCATCTAGGACCTTAAAAGTATCCTGAAGCCGCGAGATAAATCCTTCAGTGGCAATAGTGGCAAAGCCGTTGCCAGTATTTTGTAGCGCTATTGATAGAGACTTGGCCGCCTTCTCATCGGCTGCAAAGGCCATAACTGCGGCCTTACCAAATTGGGTAATCTTGCGTACTGCAAAGGCTGCGGCAAAGGATTTGGCAAGAAGGTTAGTAGCCTTTTGGAATTGAGTTAAATCCTTTTGGCCGCGCTTAAGCGCTGAGCCGTTCCATTTGGCAATAGCGCTAACAATTAGAGCAGCCATTATGCAGCCAGCGTTACTTGAGATTTAATTTTAGCGTTAAATGTATTGACTGCTATTTGAATAGCCAGGTTAATTGCGTGTGTAGCTCTGCCCTGGTCCTCTGCCCACGCTCTAAATATCATGCGGCCTTGCTCGTTTGTGTTGCCAAATTTTGGATCTTTGCCTCCGCGCTGACCATAAACTTGACCTAACGGTCTAATAAATTGCTGGCCAGCGTTAGGATTATTGCTATTCATATCTGATCTTGTTCCACTTGATACTGAGAGAATTTTATTTATTTTATGTCGGCTGGCCACTGTATGAGACTGAGAGCGCCCGTTTGGATGCACACGACCAGCCGTCTCATAAATTGCCCCACCTGCGCTGCGGTTGGCTACATAGTGTGAGACCTGGAAGCCGCTAGGCAGGCGCTTGTTACCGCCCGGGCTATAGATTATGCCGCGGATAGTCTCGGCCTGGTTATACATTGGAAATGGCCTAAACTTAGTTTGCTGCGGTCCAAATGCTTTAACCTTTGTCCAGTTGCTAAGCATCGCGCTATCTGCTGGGGCATAACCTCGCGCCTTATCGCGGATGGGTA